TTGATGATTTAACAGGAAACTTTGATGATGCGTCTGGTAATTTTGATTTAGGTGGTGCTGATGACAATATTGATGATGAAGGATTTTATACACTTGCACAAACACTAAGTTTGTCAGCAATTTTTGATACATCTTTTATAAAAAGCATTACAATAGACCAAATAGAAGATCCATATGATTTATTTGATAGTGGTAGAGGTGTTAGTTTATTTGATGATGCACCTGCACCTTTTGATGGTAATGATCCTACTAATGCTACAGCACAATTACAAATCGCTACATCAACAACATCTTTGGATAATGCAACATCATTTCAACCAATGAATACATCTACTTCATTCAAAGGAAGGTATTTCAAATTTAGACTTAGATTGGCAAACAAAAATAATAAAACAAGAGCATTTGTATCTGGTATTTCTATAGATGTAAAAATGCAAAAAAGAACAGAAACAGGAGAAGATGTTGCTTCTGGAACTACTACCAAGACAGTCACATTTACTAATCCATTCTTTGCTATACCTAGCATAGGCATATCTGCTCAGAACATGGCAACAGGAGATTTTTTTTCTATAAGTAATAAGTCAATTTCATCTTTTGATATTGTATTTCAAAATTCAAGTGGTAGTAATATAAATAGAACTTTTGATTTTGTAGCTATTGGGCATGGGTTGAAAAGTTCTTCATAATGAGGTAAAGAATAAAATATGAGTCAAGTATCAGATGTTAGCATAGCCAACCAAGGATTTTCTGCCTTTAGAACAGAATTAAACAATATTTTAGGTGCATTAAATTCAGCACATAGTGGAACATCAAGACCATCTTCAGCAACCACAGGCACTATCTGGCTTGACACGACAAATTCTGGATCTAATTCATTAGAACTAAAATTTTTTGATGGATCAGATGACATTACTTTTGCAACTGTAAATACTTCAGCAAATACAATAAATTTTTCTGACTCTGCGACTGATGTCGTTGGAGATACTACACCTCAACTTGGTGGAAATCTTGATGTTAATGGTAATGATATAGTATCAACATCAAATGCAAATATCGATATAGTTCCAAATGGAACAGGAGATGTCACTTTACAAGCTGATACAGTACAAGTAGGTGATAGTGGTGCTAATGCAACTATCACTACAAATGGTACAGGAGATTTAATTTTAAATACAAACGCAGGTACAAATTCTGGTAATATCACTATAGCTGATGGTGCAAATGGTGACATTTCATTTACAACAAATGGTACAGGAGAAATAGTTTTTAATGACTCTGCTTACTTTCCAGAGGCAACATTAACTGATGCTTCAACTATTGCTTGGGACGTTCAAAGTTCCCCTGTGGCTAAAGTGACACTTACAGATAATAGAACACTAGGTGCAGGATCAAACGCAGTTGCAGGTCAGTTTGTTAGTTTATTAGTTATTCAAGATGGCACAGGATCAAGAACATTAAGTTTTAACGCAGTTTATGAGTTTACCGAAGATACAGCACCAACACTTACAACCACAGCAAGTAAAGGTGATTTATTTGTATTTAGATATAATGGATCAAAATTTTTAGAAGTAGGAAGGAACTTAAATTTAACTTTATCATAATATGTTTGCATTAGTACAAGAAGGATCAATAGTTTCATACCCAAAAGGAAACAAAGGTATAACAATAGATGATGTTCAATATCCTCAATCAATATTTACTTTATGGACAGAGGCAGAAAGAAATGCAATTGGCATTTATACTGTCATAGAAGATAATTCAAAAAAGAAGTCTGAAGAATTTTACACTAATACAAATCAAACAATATCTTATGATGATACAAATGATGAAGTCACAGCTTCTTATGGAAACGCAACTGCAAAACAACTTGATGATGAAGATGCAGTAGATGAAAATGGTGATCCTTTACTTGATGAAAACGGAGATCAAGTTGTCAATTATGGATTAAAAACAAAGTACAAAAATCAATTCAATGCACAAGCAAAAGGCTTATTAGAGAAAACAGATTGGTATGTTATCAAAGCAACTGATGTAGAAAGTTATTCTGTACCTAGTAATATTACAACTTATAGAACACAAGTAAGAGCAAAAGTGAATTCTATGGAAACAGATATAGATGATTGTTCTACAGTTGAAGAACTTATCACTTTACTTTCATATACCACAAATGATGCAGGAGTCAGTTCAAGACCATTAGGTGAGTTTCCAGACGAGGTAGTATAGATGGTAGCTATACTTGGTGCTAATAGTGTATCTGGTGGTTATGAAGTAAGTAATTCTCTAAGGTTTAATGATGGTGATAGCCCATCTCTAAATAGAACACCTAGTGGAAGTGGAACTACAGGAACTTGGACTTGGTCTGGTTGGGTAAAAAGAGGTGTTTCTTCAACAAATAGTTTTGTTATGTTCAGTTCTGGTGCAGTCAATGCAAGAGGGCATATATATTTCAATTCAGACAATATTATTGTTCAGCCTTTTAATTCATCTGGTGCAAGTATGGGTAGAAAAACAGAGGCAGTTTTTAGAGATCACTCTGCTTGGTATCATATTGTTGTTATAGCCAACAGTATCAGTACATCAAATTTATCTACTAATCTTGATATTTATGTGAATGGCATAGAGTTTTCAACAATAGCAACAGGAAGTGGAACACCAAGTGGTGGCGACAGAATAAATGATGGACAAGTTAAAATGATAGGTCAATACGCACCAAGTAGTGGAAGTCATTTTGATGGATATATGTCAGAGATAAATTTTATTGATGGAACAGCAAAAGCACATACTGATTTTGGAGAGTTTGACGATAATGGAGTTTGGATTCCCAAACAATACACAGGATCATATGGAACTAATGGTTTCTTTTTAGAATTTAAACAAACAGGCACAAGTCAAAATTCAAGTGGTATAGGTGCTGATACATCTGGTAATGATAATCACTTTGCAGTCACAAATCTTGCATCTACAGATATAACAGAAGATACTTGTACTAATAATTTTGCTACTATAAATCCGTTAGCAAATCAATTTAACCCTGCAACTTTATCAGAAGGTAATACAAGAGTAGATTTTGATAGTGGCGTTTCTACAGTTTATAATATTTCAACTATAGGAGTATCATCAGGTAAGTGGTATTGCGAAATAAAAGCAGTAACAATTCCTGATTATGCCATAATAGGAATAGCATCAAGACCATGTATAGCTAGTGGAAATTCAGATAATTTAACAGTTAATCAGTATAACTATGGTTATCATTCAAATGATGGAAATGTAAAATCAAATAGTAGTTCAGGTGTTTCATATGGTGCTACATATGATGATGGTGATATTATTGGAATAGCTTTAGATTTAGATAATAATAAATTATATTTTTCTAAGAACGGAACGTTTCAAAATAGTGGTGACCCAACATCAGGTTCAACAGGAACAGGTGCTATTTCTATTGAAGCACCATCAGGAACTATTGATGGATTTTATTATTTTGCAGTAGGTGATAATAGAAACGACCATGCAACAAGAATGGATTGTAATTTTGGAAACCCTGCATTTAGCATTTCAAGTGGAAACAATGATGGTAAATACGGAAACTTTGAATATTCTGTTCCATCTGGATATTACGCATTATGCACTAAAAGATTGGCAGAGTTTGGATAATGGCTTACACAACAATAGACGATCCATCAGCACATTTTCAAGTAAAATTATACTCTGGAAATAATACGCAAACATCAATCACCTATGACGGTAATTCTAATCTTCAACCAGATTGGATATGGGCAAAAAGTAGAAGTAATTCACATTATCACGATTTC